CCCCATACGACTGTGTGAACCACCTTGTTACCCAATGGTATAAAGACTACAAAGGGTATAAAGGCGTCAACCGAGCCACCTCTCGTGAAGACTGTGCATACCTCCTTAAGCGGGAAGGTTATGCCACTGATCCCGTGTATTCACAGAAGCTAATTCGGTTGATGGAGCAACATGATTGAGGCGGCGATACCTGCACTCCTAGCTGTTATTACTGGCTTGGCTGCACTTACTAACCGCCTACACAGGCGTATTGATGAAGTCCACGGGAAGATCACAGAGGTTGATCGTCGTGTGGATACTGCTGAGCTTTCTATGGCGAGGCACTATGTCTTTAAGAGTGATTTTGAGAATGCCTTCAGCAAAATGGAAGCTCACATGGTCCGCATTGAAGACAAGCTAGATCAAATGATGATGAAAAATGGCTAAGAAAAAAGCCACAGAAGATCAGTTCAACGAACTCCACAACCTTATTACTAATGAGTTCTTGAGTCGTATCAAGTCTGGTGAGGCAAGCACTGCTGACCTTAAAGCGGCTTGTGATTGGCTAGTTAAAAACGACATTAGTGGTGTTGCATATGACGGTAACCCATTAGATAAGTTGGCCAACATTATTCCTCAAGTAGACCCTGAACTTGTACAACGGAGACTTTATGGCAGACAAGAAAACAAAACTTACCATTAAAGACGCCTTTACTAAGATTACAGGTAAACAAGGCGTCAGTGATATGGCAACTTACGGATCAAGTAATCAGTATCCTACATATGAAGACCGTCGTGACTTCTATACTCCTGGCAGTGCAGACTATCAAGGCCCAATGATTGGTGCTGGTAAGGGCACTAAAGATAGAATGCCTGGAACCACACCTCAAGAAGTTAGAAACGCTTTGCAAAGCCTTTTAGAAGCTTTAAAGATAATACCAAAGGTTAAGAAAAAGGGTCCAGTACTTTCACCAGGCAGCCGTTATGTCGACTACATCTGAATACTATAAGAAGAGTCCTAAGGCACGCGCTAAACGTTTAAAGCAACAGGCTAAGTACAATAAGACAACTGACGGTCTTAAGATCCGCACTGCTGCTAACAAGCTAAATAGAAAGTTAGGTACCTATGGCAATGGTGATGGTAAGGATGCCTCCCACACTGGTCCCAACAAGGGAAAACTAGAGTCACCTAAGGCAAACCGTACCCGTCCACGTAAGGGGAGAAAGTATGCCTAATCCTCTTGCAATCCTAAACAACCCATACGCTAGAGATACCCTGATCAAGAACTTTGAAGGGTTTGAACCAAAGGCTTATCCACGCCCAGAAGGTGGTGGGTATGCCTATGGCTATGGGTTTAACTTTGATGCTTCTGGTAAGGATGTAAGTCCCCAAGCCACAATCACCAAGCAAGAGGCAGATCCACTACTAAAGATCAAGATCGATCAACATGCAGCCAATGTCAGGAAAGATCCTGGATATCAAAAGCTGTCTCCTAATGCAAAGGCTGCTGTTGAATCGTTTGCTTTTAATGCTGGTCCTAACTTCTTTGGTGCTTCAAACTTTGAGACACTAACGCAAGCCATTCAATCGGGTAATGATCAGAAGGTAGCAGAAGCTTTGCAGTTATACACCAATGGTGGTGTTCCTGGTTTGGTAAGGCGTAGGCAAGCCGAAGCACGGCTAGCTACTACTCCGTACATGTCACCCAAGAACAGCACGTTGGCTAATGACCGGACACGTAAGGAAGGTACTAAAGCAACACTTAAAGGTAAACCAGTTGTCTGGGATGCCAAAGCTAAAAAGTGGAAATCTGCATTAAGTATCCGGTGATATGACCCCGCTACTGCCTAGTCCTGAACACTACTTATACAACCTAATAACAATGACAAGCCCTGAAGCAAAGCGTATGTGGAGACGCGCTATTAAAGAGCACTTCAATTGTCAATGTGTTTATTGTGGAGAAACTTATGAATTACATGAACTTACACTGGACCACGTTCGCCCTAAGTGTTTTGGTGGCGAAGACCTTACATCAAATCTTGTTCCCAGCTGCAGAAAGTGTAATCAGGACAAAGGTAGTAACAATTGGCTCCAATGGATGAGGGATACGTTTGGTATTACTCAACGAGAGCAACTTATTCTTTCACATATTAGATAATGAAAATCAAAGATCAAGACATTGCGGACATGATCAAAGCCTCAAAGATGAGGCAGAAGGGTAAGGACGTAACTTCAGACGAGATCCGTAAGCGTCGTGAACGTCGAGAGTCTGGTAACGCTAAACCTAAGACTATTAGTCAATCTACTAGCTCTGTGGAAGGGGGTCGCGCACAAAGTGAATCTGGCTATACGCCTGATACCAAGTCAAAGCCCCAGGAAAACAAACAAGTCAAACCGAAGAAACCCCAACGTCGCCCTGGTGCTGGTCGAGAGGATGCGATGAACCGCTACATGGAAGAGCGGAAGCGTAAGCAATCAGGACAGTCCCGAGTGATTGGTTCCTGATCAACCTGTACATACACGTATAAGCCGCTCCGAAAGGGGCGGTTTTTTTATGTCTGATGCCCAGAGACTTACTATATTCACCGGAAGGTGACCTATTCAAAAGTAAATATGTTTCAATGATTTCTGGGTCGGATGTCCCGCGTGTTGACCGGGCTATCGACATTATTTACCAGACACCTGATGCGGTTATTCTGCCTTATCTTGAGGAGGCATTAAAAAAGAACCCAACTGCTGACCCTAAGAAACTGGTTTCGGCTATCGCTAACGCTGAATCAAAGATCTTCAAGGATTTTCAGGCTGCTCCATGGGATGAAGTTCACCATGGCAGAGCTAGCCTCAGTTCCATGCGTAACGTACGTTACCTTGATTCTGAACAAAGAGTTTTGGCTCTAAACGGTATCGCTGACGCTGTTGGAGGTCCCATTGGCAATAGTCGATATAACCTTCGAGGTAACTCTGCAGCTAGAGGCGCCCATACTGGTGGCTCCGTACCCTGGAAGACTTGGGATGGGCTCAAATATAGATATGTATATAATCTCCCTTCTATTGGACGGGAAAACAGTATGCATCCAATGGGAACCAATGCCGCTAAAGACCCTAGAGGTATTGTTGTTCCACAGGTAGACAATGCAGCAGATTTTATCTCACGTGCCCGCGATTCAATTAAAATTCAGTTTAACGACACTGTGACAGGGCGTTATTCTGACTTGCCACGCCGCATTGTCGTTGAAAATATGGTACAGGGTGCTCAACGTCGACGTGGTGATATTTCAACATCAAGCACCTTGCTTTATGGTAATGATGCTATTCCTACTGATGTTCAGGCTAGTAAATCGTTTTTAGCACTACCTGAGAATGAGGGACTTCGAGTAAATATGCTCAAGGCTGCCTTCCATCCAGATTCACCTCAAGGGCAGAGTTTCCTTTCTAGGCCACAAAATGCAGCTCTTGCTGATATGTATATCAGTCAGATGTATAACTCTGGTCTGGGTCCACAGGCTTATAACCAGTTAATGTCGGCTGTCAAGTCGAACTGGAAGGGTGCTGTTGCAGGTGTTGCTGGTGGCGCTGATCGTGAGGCTGGGGTGAAACTTGGCAATGGTGACTACACAGGTGCAGCTATGCAGGTTGCGTCTAATGCTGCTATAGGCGCTGCTGGTGAAGCTGTTGCTAAGCGTGTTGGTGGAGCTGTCTTAAAGCGATTACCTGCAGCTGCCGCACGGTTTGCTGGTGGTACTGCTTCTACTGCTGGAGTACTTGCACCTGCCATGGCTTTATGGGGTGCTTATGACATTGCTGATGGTGTTGTAGAAGGTGCTACTGGTAGAGGCATTACCCAGAGAGTTGTCGAATCTGGTGCTACTAATACAGGCCGTGTGACAACTAAGCCTGCTACACAACAACAGCAAGCCACTGCTCAAAATATCTCCAATCGTATGCGTGGACGTGGTAGCGGTTCTCGTCCTTCCACTTCACTCTTGATGCCTACTCCAGTTAAGAGCGGCTACAGAGCAGCTTATCGTGACCGTGAATCTTAACCATGCCTGACACTAAAAAGGAAAAGCTCAATCCTATCCAAGAGCTACTACGTAACCTAAAGATCGCTTACGTAGACGGTAAGAACCCTATTGGTCGGGCAATGACAGGCCATGGTTTCTCACCATCTAAGAATGCTGCTCTGAATATCGGAGCCATGATGCGGATCCCTTACGACCCTGAGACACGTATCAGACCTAAGGATCCTCAACAGCAACTACGTGCAAATAACCTCCGTATTGGTCAGATTGAACGAATCACTAATACCTACGGTAAGCCACGAGTAAAGCTCGCTGATTGATGCCTGGGAGGCTCTACAAGGGGCCTCCTTTTATATTTAGGTATATCCTATCATATGGACACTTTAACCGCCCTTAAAGAC